AAAGACATTACCACCCCGAACTTTACCTAGATCTACAACTCCGTGTTTTGAAAGGTATTCAAACATTCTAGATTGAGTTGCATAAACATGATTACCATAACGGTCTTTTGAAAGAGCAAAAACTTTATTTTTTGAGGGTGAAACCAAAATATCGATATCCGGATGATCAAATATCATAATATCACCAGCCATAGTTTTTCTTGCTTTAAGCTCAACTACTGCATCAGGTTTATCTATGACGATACGAACTGGTTTTTTATTATCTATTGATATTTTCATTATGATACAATCTCTTTTTCTAACTCTTGTATTTGTAATACCTTATAAAGAGTAGCTTGATTAATTGGTTCTTTATTAATATTTTCTAAAATACTGTATACTTTCGAAAGATTTTCTTTTATAGTTTTGTCATTTTGTGTTTCATCTAATTTTTGAGCATTAACAACAATCTCTTTTAAGCGACCAACTTCTTCGCTTAAATAAAAATTAAATTCCAAGCCGTTATCGGCAAAAGAAGAAATATAGTTAGAAAGCAGTTGCTTTTGGCTCTCAAGTAATGTAGAATAAGAGTCATTAAATCTTTTAGTAAAGCTTTTAACCACCAAAGAAGACACTAAGGGGGTTTGTGTTTTTTCTTCTGGTTTAGATATTAATCGTTGTACCACTCGTGTTTCTAAAAGAACTTTTGTTTTTGGACTTTGCATATTTCCAAATACTTGTGAAATTGTTGCTAAGTATTTGTAATTTGGTACAAAATTATTAAAAACACTTTTTGATAATTCTTTGTTGATTTTTGAAATAGCAATGCTTTGCTCTTTGAAAAGTTGCTCTTGATTAATTTGATCATGTTGAAGCTTTGTTTCAACTAGAATTTTTTCTGCTATTTTTTCTTCTAGATTGTTATTTTCGATAAGAGTTTTATAAAGATCTAGTTCTTTACGAAGCTCTGTTTTTGGAGCAAATGATTCCTTCATTATTTGAATGGCAATGTTTCTTTTTTGATTATTTTTTGCAACTGATTGTTTTACAATCTCGCGAACCAATGCCTCATAAATAAAAGCAGTGTTTCTTTTTTTATTGTGCTTTGCCATTTAACTTTGCTCCAAGTCTTTAAAAATTTCTTTTATTTCATCTCTTACTTCGAAGATCTGTTTTTCTTCTTCTTCGTAATTAGTTGTTTTGTTCTCAAAAATGCCTTTACCGGTTGTCTTGAAAGAGTCTAAGCCCAACATTGCAGCTGCATCTTTTGATAGATTCATTCTTATTTGACGATCTGGCATCCTTGAAATTTCATGTGAATGGCTTGCACGGTAGGATCGCTTTCTGGCTCCACTATTTCTTTTGTCAACTTTAACCGGAGTATAGACACTACCTTTTGAATTTGTAGTTGTAGTCTCACCGGTTTTTTTGTTAACTATTTTATAGTTTGTGTCATCACGCTTTCCTGGTGGCTCTGCTCCAGGGTCTGCTCCAGGCTCTGCTCCAGGTTCAGCAAGTAAAGTAGTGTCTTCCGCAGCCGGCTCTGCTGCTGGTTCCTCTGCTGCGGGTGTTTCGCCGCCACCTAGCTCATCCCCCCCGAGACCTACCCCAAGATCACCTCCAAGATCGCCACCTAAATCACCACCTCCAAGTTCTCCCAGAGCACCGCCAGGGGCGGAGATGCCTCCAGCTGCTTCTTCAGCAACTTTTTCTAGTGCTGTAGCCATTTGTCTGTCGTAGAATATTTCTCTTTGGTTTCTTAAGAATTCATCCTCAGAGACATCAAATATATGTTCAGCAATCCAACGTTTAGAAAAATATCCCTCAGTAGCCTGCGATGCAATGCTAAACTTAGTATTCCAAGTTTCAAGCTCTTGTAGCTCGGAAATTTTTGAAGGGTTGTTGAGTTTTAACTTAAAGTTTATTAGATCATCACCACGATAGCCAAGAACGTAAAGATGAATAGTTGCAATTTTTTCTAATTCTGATACAATTGAACGCTGTAATCTTTGTACTGTTCTGGCAAAACGAATATCTTTTTGAGCCAAAGCACCTTTTTCCTCTTCTCCACCATCTCCTCTAATAAGATAAGACTGTGGAATCTTAAGAGCAGAAAACATTTTATCTCGTAAGTATTTCACGTCGTCTATATCACCAGTAAATGATCCACCAGGAAGTGATTCAATTGTAGTGCTAACGCCACCCCGAACAGGAATAAAGTAATCTTCTTCAACCGACATGGGATTATAACGAAGATCAACTCTACCTGTTTCTGGATCAACAACTTGATTCCTCTTCATAGAAGTAATGAAACGTTGCATGAAGTTTTCTACATCTTGTGCTGGAATATTTCCAACATCAACTTTAAAAACTTTTCGCTCCGGTGAACGAACAATACGATAAGCCATCATAGAATCCTCAAGAAGAGTAAGCTGTCTCCAGATTCTACGAGCAGGATCAAGCACAGATGTTCCATACGGAGCAAATTTATCGTTACCCAAAATACGAAAATGAGATATCTGCCAGTTTTCAAAAGTCACACCAGCACTATTCCACTGAAATTGTACATAATTGGGGTTTTGTTTATCTTCACCCTCAAGTCTTTCTATATCTCTAGATGGCAAACCAATCACATTTTTAATACCTATGTTTGAGTCAATATCTAGATAAAGAAAAAAGTCGCCATACTTACACATTGTTCTAGCCCAACCGAAAAGATTGAACTCGATGTTAAGTACTTTATAATACAAAGTCTCAAGAATTTGTTTAATCTCTTCATCTTGACACTGAATCTTAAGCATTCTATTATAAACATTGAATGTGGTCATCTCATCAGCAAAAATATCAAGAGCAGAGGCTAGCTCTGGAGTGTATTCCATTTGTTCAAAATCTGAATAACGAACTAGACGACTTTGTGTGCTCATGTTATAGTTTGAAAAATTATCTAAAGGATTGTATCCTGCTCTTTCAAACTTCTGACCGGCAACATCTTTAAATGTTTGTGCATACTTGTCTAATCGCCTACGTCGAAGCTGTCTAGTATTCTGGGCTCTATAGTTAATGATGGGACCAGAAAACAAACGAGTCAATCTTTTGAATAGTGGTGAATCTGTATTTTTAGTATTTTCGTTTCCTGCCATTTTTTATCCCTTAAATATCCAAGAAAAATCTTTTCTTAATTTTTGTTCTTCTTCATATCTTTCTCGCAAAGAAGCTTTATATTGACCAGGTGCTCTAGTATCTAAATTAGTTCTGCTAGTTGTTATACTATTTAGGAAAGCCTTCTTGTATTCAATATCTTTTTGATTTTCCACAATAGCAGTATCTCTCACCCAGCATCCAATCGCTGCAGCCATAACTAGATCATCGTTATAACCACGCTGTGCCTCTGGTCTTCCATTTTTCCAAATGAACGTGTCTAACTCGTTTGCTAAACGTTTAGAATAAATAGTCAAAACTTTGTTTCTTATAAACTCTTCGAACTTCGCAATGATTAAAGGTCTTGTTTTGAGAGATGTAGTGAAACCAGGGACAACAGATGAATCGCCCAAAGCAGCGTGTTGTTCCACATACTGATGAGTGCTCTTTTTGCTGTGATATACATTTTTATATCCTTTTTCTAAAATCTTTTCTAAAACACTAAAGCCAACGTTATTATTTTCCACAACCATCATTGCCTCTTTGTATTCTAGCCCAGTTGTATAAAGTATTTCAGAAAAAAGATCTGATGTTGGTTTGCCTTTGTATTCTGCAACTATCTCCATTGTTTGAAGTTTAAACACATGAAAGGTGCTTGAATCTGCACCGTCGCCGCGAGCAACGTCTGCCACTATCAAATAACTGTCTCCTTCTTGTGCTTCTTCCCATATCCAAGTATTTCTATCAAAACCAACTTTATATTTTGGTTCTACTATTCCCTCTTTTATTCTTAAAATATCTTCGCCATGTATCACAGTGTCTCCTGAAGTATTAAAATTACACTCATATTCTTGAGCTATTTGGCGACGTGACATATTTTTAGTTTCTGTTTTAAACCACTCATCATCTCTATCAGGGTGAACGGACCATGGAAGATTAACTGGAAGGAATTCATTTTCATTACTCTCGGCACCAACATACGTTTCATGAAACCAATCACCCACGCCATTTGGAGTTGAAATGGCAATACAACGACCACCAGTAGAAATAGTAGGATAAAGACCGGTCCAAAGTTCATCTAGTCCATCAATGTGTGCAGCCTCGTCAATAACGAGTAAAGATAAAGCTTCAGAACGACCAGCATCACCAGAAGTAGATGATGCTTTAACTTGACTTCCGTTTGTCAACTCTATACTATTTTTATTATCTACACTAAAATTTGCTATTTTTAGCCACGAGGGGAGGTTCTTTAATATAGTTTTTACTTTTTTTACTAAGTTTGCTGCAGTTGCTAATTTTGTTGCAACAATAAGAACATTCTTATCTCTGTGAAAAAGCACCAACCAGGCAACATAGGCTGCAGTAATTGTAGAAATGCCTAATTGTCTTGCTTTAAGTACAACAATAAACCTGTGCAAAGCTAAATCTTCTACCAAATCTGCTTGAAAATCGTAAGTCTTAAAAGGAATAAGACCCTTACCAGGATGAGGAATTTTACAATAAGTATTAATAAAATAAACAGGCTTCTTGCCCGACTTGACAACTTCTTTTACTATTTTTTCTTTTGTAAGTTTGTAAGCCATTAATCATTTGGTCTAGTGTCGTTTTGAGGTCTCTTATCAGAAGATTGATCAAGAAACTTACGAAAATTATCTTCTAGTCGATCTTGCGAAGGTTCACCAATTGGTGCAACATCTTTCATGTTTCCTACGGTATATACTTTCGAAGCTTGCACCCAAGTTCTGATTTTAGACATGTTTTGAAGCATCATGTTAGCAGGACCGTCTTCTGTGAGTGTTAGTGTCTCTCCAGAAAGATTTTTATATTCTTTTTTAAGAAATTTTGCAATGTCTGCAAATGTTTGTTCTAATTCTTGATCAAGTTTTGTATTGTGAAAAGAGGACATAGGCATCTCAGAATGATATGAAATAATAAGTTTTGGTCCACTCATTTTAACTTTAAACCCATCCATTACTCTAGAATCATTTAAAGCACAACCTTTTTCCCTCTTAAGACCAATTGGGTCATCTTCACCATCTACTCTAAATCGTCCATCTTGTGCCCCGTCATAAGCATTTGCCGCTGCCTGGTTGATTCCTTTAACAATGTCATAAACTGTAGCCATTAATCTTGCTCCTTATCAGGTCGCCAGCCTTCTAGCCATCTTTCTTCTCTGTCTTCCACCCATTGAATATAGCATTTGTAACAACATTCAAATTTGTTCATATAGAGATCATCTCTACCAGAGAAAGAATAAGTTTCGCAAACTGGGCAAACTCTATCTATTTCTTTATTAATTAGGTTTCTAGCAATGAAAAAGCCGTCTTCGTTTATTTTGTCATCACCTTGATCTAGATCTTGCGAATAAAAAACTTTTAAATCGTCTAAGTACTGTTTTTCTTTATCGTCATTCCAGCCTGATTTTGGATTAACGATTGACTCTTTTCCAAACTTTTTGGATATGGCTTTTTCTACTTTTGCAATTTTGTTAAGATCTTTTTTCATTTGTTATCCATTATAACACAAGGTAACTATTTTTTAATGATATTATCTATTTGCACCAGTATCCACTGCGTAGACAACAGCGATAGTTAAACCAATGCCAACAATCACACCGCCAACTGCCCACCAGGTTGTATAGTCTTCTTTACCTGCTGCTAAGTCAGATAATCTTTTTATCTCATCATCTTTAAGTTTCATTAAGGTGGTGTGTTTTTCTCGTAAGGCATCTAAACTAGCTTTTTGAGATTGTATTGTAAGATCCAACGTTGCTTTCTGTTTTCCTAATTCATATTGAAGCTTAAGCTGCCATTGTTCTTCAAGATACTTTTTATTTGAAAACACTCTCGCTGCAGCAATATTGTCTAACAACACACCAGTGTATGGTGCATGTTCACCTTTTGAAAGACCAGTTATTTTACCTTTTGGTAGCGTAGGTTCCTCTGCAAAACAAACCGGTGTATAAACAAGACAAAAACAAACAAACAGTGCTATAATTTTATTCCACATATTCTAATCCAAATTTTTCTGCTAAAGTTTTTGCAAGATCATCAGGTCGATCATTAAACTCTTTTACTATCTTTTTTATTTCTTGTTTTTTCTTTTTATCTAACTTCATATTTTTTTCTTCATAGTCTTTTTCTAACTGAGTTAGGACATTATCATAATTTTTTAATATTTGATCTCTTGTTTCTATTTCTTTTTTGTGTGCTTCTTCTATTGTTTTTATCTGACTTTCATAGCTTTTAGATCGAATTTGTAATACCTCTAAGGCTTTCGTTTTATCTCTAAATAAAAACCAAAGAACTAAAGTGTATACTATAACAGCTGGGACATACCAATTATGTTTTAACCAAATCCATGTTTTTTTTAACGCTGATTTTGTTGCCAATAAGGTTAACATTATTGATTTCCGTGTTTCCATGTTGCTGCAATGTCTGCGATTCCCTGTATTCCGATATAAGCTAGCGAGACTGCAACCCAATCGGAGGAAGTTAGTGCATCCCCTACTAACATAAACCATGTAGCGGTCATCCAAACCATAAGCTTTCTAGAAAGAAATCTTCCTAAAAACTTGTCTAAAAAAGGTTTTACTCTTGCCATTTTTTTTCTCCCGTATTATATTTATTCACTACCCACTTCAACTTTATAAACTGTTTTTCGTTCTCTAATATTCGCAGGTCCAGCTGTCGACACAAAAAAAGGTGCTTGCCTGTTTAGTGTATCATCTGCAAACTTTCTTGTGAAAAGTTTATTAGCTGTGGTTCTTAACTCAAAATCAATTGGACCATATTTTTGTGGATCAGGCTCCGATCCATCATTAGTGGTAAAACTGACACTGCCGCCTCCGCCGCCACCGCCACCGCCGCTAGTAAAATGAAAAGCACCCATATCATAAGGTGCAGATCTAGAAGTACCATCAAAATCAACTGTTACGGCAGCTATTGTTTTACCGGTGCCAACACAGGGTGAACCTGATTGTAGCTTAAGACCTTCTGGAATGCTAGATTGGTTTACAAAAAGAGGATCTGTCGTAATGTTACCTCCTCCGTCAGTTGCACCAGATCCAGTATTATCTTTTATCGCTCCATTTGTTGTACCGAAAGTTCCGTTAACACAATTGTTTGAATACGAAAGAGACGCATCTATTCCTGTTAAGCCATTGTTGACACTACCGGCATTTATATTTTTGATAATTACATTTTCAACAACACCAAAGCGAACGATTGTGGTATTACTATTACCTCGATCCATCAAAAATGTACTGTTTCTTATAATCGTATTATCTTTATTGTTAGAAACAACATCACAATAATTTAGAGTTGATCCATCGGTGGTGTTGTGAAAAATACTATTTTGAATTACAATATGACGATCTTTAGCACCACTTGACATATGCGAATCAGGACCGAATATTTGATCGCCACCTGAAGATTTTATCTCACAGCGGTCTAACAAGTGAGGTGTGCCGGAAGAAGCGAGAGATGGTCTTTCAATAATATGAGTATCCATATTTTGGAATATACAATCAGTAAACTGCTGAGTTGGACCACCAGATCCAACGGTATTAGATGTTATAATCGTATTGGCACTAGTAGTGAAATCATCAAAAGTAATACCTTGAAAGGTAATAGTTTTATCTGATGTACAGTTGGAACAATTAAAAGCAGTTTTGGTCGCCGCACTAGAAGCGCGTGCACCAGCACCAGAAATTGTTGGGGTTTGACCGGTGGCGGCTACAATATTAAGACCTATATTTAATAATATTCTACCATTACCGGATGGATTCGCATCATCATCTCCGGGTTCATAAGTGCCAGAATCTAATATCGTTATTGTATCGCCGTTGCTTCGACTTTGACAAGCTTTAAAAAACGTTAAAAAAGGGCTTCCTTCGCTCCCGTCGTTACTATCACTACCAGTTTTAGAAATAAATACGTTGCCCATCTAGAACCTCAAATCATAATGTGTGCAAACCCCTCTCTTTTATCAATTGTGATTTGTTGGTCTACACAATCCTTAAGATGGTCAAGATGAGAAATCAAAATGACTGTCTTAAAGTATGTCTTAATTAGTTCCAAAATGGAAATAAAACCATCCATATTCTCGGCATCTAACGCAGTCCCGGGTTCATCAAGAATAAAGATATTGGACTTTGGAAGTGATGATACAGATAAAAGAGCCAGACGAATAGCCATCGCTGCTAGTGTCTTCTCTGCACCTGAACCCATTTCAATGGGTCGTCTATCATATTTTGGATGCTTAATAAAAATGTTTAATCTTTTTTCTTCTGCCTCAAAGAATATCTCAAAGTCAACGACATTGGCGAGAATACGAGACATTTCATCATTAATGAAGGGCAGTTTCTTTTTGATAATGTCGTAAGCTATGCCGTTTGGATGCATACACTTCATTAGAAGGTCAAAAGCTGTAATCTCGTTTTGAAGATTGTGTAGCCACTCTTTCTTTTCTTGTAGTGTCTTGACTTTCTGTGCTAGCGATCCATTATCTCTGTGGAGTTTTAGCAACTCATCTTGGCAGCATTTTATATCCTTTTGTTTTGCTAAAAGGGCTTTCGCTACTTTTGCCAACTCCAAAGTAAACGATTCTTTGTTTTCGATAAGGTCTTTGTTTTTATTGTAGTCATTAATCAAAAGGTTGAGTTTCTGAACTTCGTTCTGTGCTGTGAGTATGGAGTTCTCCCACTTACCTTTTTCTAGATCGGTTTTAAGAACAACTTTTTCAGCTTCTCGTCGCTTCTCCATTAGTTTTTTGTATTTTTCTAAATGAGAGTTTATTTTTTCTTCGTCAGTTTTATTCAGAAGACTTTCTGCTTTTTGTTTTTGCTCATTTATTGACTTAACTTGCCCCACGAGATCCACGAGAGTTTCTTTCGAAGCGTGAGCATCTTTAATAAACTTGCAAGATTTAAACTTGTCTCCACAAGGAACATCTCCAAGAAGCTTTACTTTTTTCTCGTTTAGCTTCTTTAGTTTTTCTGCGTTTTCTAGTTCTGTTAGAAGATTGCTTATTTTTAAAAGTTTTTCATCTATTTCGTCTTTTTGATTTTTTACAGAAACGATATCGAATGATTCCTCAAACTTCGCAATCTTATCCAAAAGTTCTTTCTTTTCGGAAAGAATCTGACTACATTGATTAACCTTAGAGTTGTAAGTCTGGATCTTTTGTTCTTGTTTGGCTTTTTTCTGTAAAACTTCATCTATAGCGATGACTTCTGCTGGAATGGAGTTTATCTTTGTTTCAAGATCTTTTTTATCCATTTGTAGAGCTATCATTTCACCATTGAACTTTTCACAAGTTTTATTATGCTCTTCGATATCTCTTTCGGAAAAGATTATCTTTTTTTCTATTTCAAATATCTCACTGTCATAATCGATGTCTTCGGCTTTACGAAGTGCTCCACGAAGATCTGCTGCTTCATCTTTGATAAGTTTATATTTTTTCTCAAATAATTCTAAGTCAAGGAACTTAGCCAAAGCCTCTTTTCTTTTTGTAGAGCCCTCGTTAATAAAACGTAGTGAGTCTATTTGTGAAGACATGGAAGTCATCAAGAAATCATCGATGTTTCCAAAATGGTTTCTAATGATAGCATCAGTTTCATTTCGGGTCGTGCCGTTGAGAATAGTCTCTTCGTCTGTGATAAGATCTCTCACTTTGAACAGAATGTCTGTTTTTGCTTCTGTCGTCTCATCACCTTTGAGTTTTTTGATATACTTTTCGCTTTTACGTTCGATAGTATAACGCTTATTTCCAACGTCAATAGTTACCGAACCATCAGCCTCTTGTTTGTTTTGATTGATAATGTTAAGGTTTTTGCGTTCGTTCTTACTTGTTGAATTGAAGACGGTATATAACATACTGTCGATAACAGAAGACTTACCGGAGAAGTTTTTACCAAAGATTCCGATAATGCCGTTTAGTTTATCAAAATTTATGGAGTTATCTTCACCGTAGTTGAAAAGATTGTTCCACTGCATATTACGCAGGTTCCAGCTTACATTACGTTGAACGTCGTCTTTTTCCGCTAGGATTGTATTACATTTACGATTTAACTTGTAGACGGCTTCCATCTGCTCGTCTGTTGGTTCAAAGTCTTTTAAATATTCTTTGATTAATTTCTCTTGAACTGTAATATCACGTAGGTTTTCTTCTACATCGTCAGTTGCCAGGTCTTCGACACTACCTCGTTGACCAGCAGAGCGGTTTAGATAACCAATGCTTTCTGGTTTGAATCTGTGTTTGGCTGCGTCAATCGCCCGCCTCATCGTGCTAACAGGCAGACTATTTTCTGAAACAAGTCGTATACGAGCACCCAGAGGACACTCTGTACTTTTGGGTATACGCCCAGTTCTGGTTAGGTTGATAGTGACGAAAGGTTTTGGATTTGGAATTACGACATGCTTCACCGTAAAGTTTTCTTTGTCTTGAATATCCCAAATAAGAAAACCTTTATCATTCGTCTCTCCGAAGTTCTGCTGAACAGTAGAACCTGGATACCGTATCTTTCCTGCGTCATCTAATGCTTGATTTGTTTTATGGATATCGCCTAAAAAAGCGTAGTCGAATTCGTCAAAGATCGATATCTCGTTTTCTCCGTGCTGCATTGTCCAGCCGACATCCGTGCGGCAATTTGAAATAGACCCGTGATACAAACCAATGTTAATAACATTATAGTCGGTAG